ATCTTATTCAAACCAAGTTTCTCAGCAGCCTTTGCATCCATTCCAACCTTTTCATGCTTTGTTTGTTCCCAAGCAAGATACATCTCTTGGTCGTAAGTGAATGGCGGAAATTCATAGTCGTCTGAAAATAGAATTTCTAGAACGTCTGACCCATTATTCAGAGCGGCGTCTATAAATCTAGAAGCAAACTTGAAGCTGTCATATATCTGTTTTCTGTCAATAGAGCTACGGAAACAACGAAACTCAATAGTCTTAGAATTCTTTAGAGAGTATGTGTGGATACCATAACGGAATGGTCTTGAACGAGTCTTTCCATCTTTTCCGCAACAATGAACCTCAACCCATTCATCAAAGTTCTTAGGCATAGTGGCGAGATTATCAAGCAACCAGTCAGGTGCAATCCGACCACCATCATGTTTAAGATAGGTCTTAGCCGTTTTAGTCAACTCCATCCCAGGACGAACGCTAAACTGGTAAACTCTATCCATAGTGATATGTTGATTTTCTTTAATATACATCATCAACCGAGACATCGCTTCCATATCTTCAGTCAAACCTGGAACATGTATATCTAAATGACCATGATTTACACAACCAGCGGTTGGAGGCGTTCCGTGTTGAACAAACAAGTCCCGAATTCCCATAATATTATCAACTTGTTCTAAAATGGTCTTACTGGGTTTAGTGTTAATTTCACCACCAACTGGAGGGTTAATGCCTTTTGGGTCAGATCCTAGTCCGCGATAAGGCTCTTTGAGATTAATGATATCAGTTTCGCTATATTCCCAGGAACCTAGATGTTCAGGAATCGACATATTCCTGTCAATGTCACCCCATTCAATCTCAAACCCATATGTAAACGTTTCTGGATCATAATATTTCATTGTAAATCCTTAATGTTATCTTTAAAGTCAGTGTCATAGTAACTAATTTCAAAATCTTCAACAATGTAAGTTCTATACATTTGTGTCTTGATAGAGTTATTTACACCTGATCTTTCAGCAATATTTTTAGTGGAGGTAAAGATTGTCATTCTATCGTCTTGATAATAGTATAATGGACGGGCTTCGTTCCTAAAAGCAAACAACCTTTTATTTTTATCAACTGCACAAACTGCCATACTGGCAGGAGAAAAATAAGTTAAAGGATTCTTTTTATTAGTGAGTGCATGTAACACTAATTCAGAATCATTCGCAGTTTCTGTTTTGATATTATAAGTCTCATACCAAGTGTCAGGGGGTTCTTGAGAAATCACCCCATTATGAGCAACCCCCCAAGTATCATTAGAAAATGGTTGATTGTATCTCAAATCAGAAGTGCTATAACGGATATGCCCGATACAATAAAGGTTGCCATCTTCATTAGTCCAATTAGATATATCTATTAAATTTATAAACGCATCAGCTGATATAGGCTCTTTTATTGTTACAACTTTACCATCCTTTACAAAAGAAACACCAGTCGCGTGTTTCCCACGTATCATAGACTGTTGAAAGAGACTACGAATAAGCCCGTAGTCTCTCTCATTAAAGTTTTTAATAGTGATTCCTAGAACACCACACATTAAAAGAACGAATCCAAACTCGCTGCTGGTGCTTTTTTATAAGGGTCTTCCATATTATGAGCAGCCATATAATCATACCATTCTTGAGTGTCCCACATGCTCGGCGAAACACCATTCCAAAGAGGACGCCAAAATTCATGGTCTTTATTTTGACGACGTTCTTCAACGAACTGTTTACGTAGCTGTTCATATTCCCAAGACTGCAAGTCAAGCATTTTCTCACGGAAATAACAAACTAAAGTTAGACGATCGTTCTCTTCTTCACCGCCAATTAATTCATCGTTACCGTGGATACCAGCATGATTGTTTACAAGAAGCATGTCTCTTGGTTGAAGATTGACTGCAATCCTGTATTCTGGAAGAATAAACTCAGCGCCCTTCCAACCTTTATTATCAGGACCAGTCAGTCCGCAGATATTAGAGAAACCTTCATGCAAATCGCCAGCGTCACGGTGGCATGCAGTACGCCAGTTGTGGTTAATTGTTAGTGTTGTGAAAACGGTGTTAGATACTCGGAAATTAGGATGAAGTTTTTGAGCAGCCTCATTCTGTTTACCCCAACGGGCTGGCAGAAGTTCTTTGAAATGTGCGTTGAGCTTTTCCAAATAAGGGAAAGCCATTTTAAACTTCTCAGGGTTCTTATCATTGTAAGCACATACTCGCCCGTAAGGAATACGAGGATAGCGGTCGAAGAATCCAGCGATACCAGACTTTACAGATTGCGCATAGTTAGTTTCTGAGATATAATTTTCAATAACATAGGTCGCTTCTTTAATCTGCTCTTCGCGAGAAAGATTATGAATACCAGCTAACCACTTATCAAACCATCCGTGGTATTCAGGATATTTCTTAGTAACAGCTGACCGAAGCCAAACTGTGCCACGTGTTTCGTCTTTATCTTTAGCTTTAAGATAGCTTTCTTTAATGCTTTCGACTGTTGTACCATCATCGAAAGTGTTTACTGGTCGTGATAAGAATGAAAGAATTTCAAGCTGTTCAGCTGTAACCCAATCGCGATTACCACGACCTTCTTGCCCGAGTTGTTCACCGCGAGGGCCAGCTGCAATACCACGATTCTGAGATTCTGTGGCCCCTTCCCTCAAACCAAGATAAGCATTATGCATTTCTTCTTCAGTAAATGCATTCTTCCTAAATTTGAAGATGATGTTTTCTTCAGAAATAGTTCCGTCTAAAGACTCAGCATAGAGGTCGCAATCTTCTTCAATTAGAATATCAGAGTAATCTTCCTTGGTAATAAAAGTACCAAGGGTTTCTTCTGAGTCTACTTTTTTTCTTACTAAAACTTGAACCATATTATTCTCCGTTTAAACTAGATCTATCTATTGACTATAGTATAAACCACTATAGAAGGTTTGTCAAGTCTTTTATTTAGCTTTTCAAAAATTGTTCAAGCTGCGGCGGTTTCCAACCTTCAGGTTTCAATACTTTGCCGTCTCCGCGCTTACGAACCTTACCAGTCTCAGGATCAATCTTGGCGAAGTTGGTATCCATAACTTCATTCCATGCGCCTTCAACGTCAGCACCCATAGAGTTACCAGCACCAATAGTTACAACTAGAATGTCTATAATGGCGTCTAAAACTTCGATACTATCACCAGCACCAACAGCTTCTTCCAGTTCTCCAACTTCTTCTTTAATTAAATTGAGATACAAATTAAATTGGTCGACATTAAACTGGTCAGTTGTTTGACCAACTGCGCTCATAAAGCACAAAGAGTCTTTAAATGGATTAGTATTCATGTCAAGTTTTTTAAGATCCCATTTAGGCATAATATTTCTCCTCAATCCAAGGGGGCGGGTTACGTTTTTTCCAATTAAACATATGGGACTTACCCTTAATGTAATAATTGCGGTAGTTAGTTATTGGGTCATCAGAAATAATATATTTGTCATCCATGCAAGAAGGAATAGGAGTCCTATCAAAATCTCGTAAACCATGAGGCGGTGACTGAAGAAGGTAACTGATTTCGCCAAAACATTTATGATTTTTTCCATAACGGTAATTATATTCTTCCATAAGTGCAAAGAAATGATCAACCAACCAGTTATAGTTCTCTACAGATTCACGCGCCCATACAGCTGATGGGTGGTTGATATGAGTTGCAGTATAGATAACGTGTTCGCGGTCATCAGGCAAAAACCAACGACGTGCTTTGCGACCTGTCTGGGTCTTTCCTTCAAATTCCTGACCATCGTGGATGCGATGAGCAGTTGACAAAAGTTGAGCCGATTCAAGAATCATTTTAACAACGTGCTTGTCAACCATCCATTGAGCACACTGAACAGGATCATCATGTAAATAAAAGATATTCATTTATTCCAACGTTTAAATGCTTGTTCTCTGTGATACGCAGTTGCGCGTGTATAAAAGATAATACCATCTAGATGGTCTAGCTCGTGTTGAAAAGCATGAGCCGTCAGACCTCTAAATGTATCCGTTCTGATGTCCCCGTTAGGCATGTTGAACCTGACGCGAATCTCATCCGAACGCTTTATTTTAACCGCTAAACCCGGATAAGTCAAGCACCCTTCAATAATATATGACTTTTGTTTTGACTCATTAACGATCCTAGGATTAAAACAAACAAGGTTTTCAGGCGCAGCTCTAAGAGCGAACGCTCGAAATTTATATCCTACTTGATTAGCAGCTAGACCAATACCGTTATGATCATACATCGTTTTAACTAGATCTTTAGCAAACTGGATAGGTTCAACTGCAGGGTTATTGAAGTCAAATGATTCACAGACTTCTTTAAGAATTGGATCAGTCGCTTTTACTAGATTCATCATGTTCTTTCAAATAAACCTTATCACCATCTACTTCCCACTCAAGGATCGTTTCTTCAGTCCAACCCATTTGTGATAGTAGTTCTACAGGAATAGGAAGAATAAGATCGCCCTTTTCATCTTCAACTACAGTTTCTACATATTCGCTCATTCAGCAATCCTCGAAAAGTTTTTATGTTTCTCGAATCGAATCACTCTCTCAAACTTGTCAATGATCTGATCCGACTTATGACTTATTATAAACGTATTTGTGTCGGAAGTCAAGTTCTTTATGATCTTCATAAACTCTTCTGTTCCGTTTGAGTCTAACGAGCTATCGAAAACCTCGTCCATAATAAGAAGATTAGTATTTACAGAGTTGCGCATCTTAGCGATAGCTCTCCAAGCGAAAAGAATTGCTAGATTGATACGCATTTTCTCACCTTCCGAGAAAGAAGCGTATGAGAACACATCGCGGTAACGAGACTTAATAGTTTCGTTAAATGTTTCATCAAGCTCAAACTGGCACATAAATTCCATAGAAGCTAGATACTTGTTGATCAGTTTATTCATAATAGGAATATATTGTTTAATGATACGTGACTTAATACCACCGTCCTTTAAAAGAGTTCCTGCAGCTTGTAGAGTTTTCTTTTCCCCCAGAGCCTCATAATAATCTTCTTCAATGCCAGAAAGCTGTTTCAAAAACTCAGGAAGCTTGTTATCATCTTTCTGTTTAACACTTTCTTTTATACTATCAATTTCACCTTGTAGGGTCTCTTTATATTCCAGCAAAGAACTAATTTTAGTTTTTAAACTATTAAGTTCTAGACTGTTATCGCTGATCTCAGAATTAATATCCATTATATCTTGAAGTTTCTTATTGGTGGATTCGTATTCTTCAGATAATTTCTTCAACCCTTCTTCGATCTCACCAATCTCTGACGATTTACTTTCTACAGTTTCTTTTTTAAATTCTTCATCAATCTGCTGTTTACAAGTTGGACAGTTATCATACTCGTGAAAGAAGTTTACTTCTCTGTTAAGCTGAGAAAGATTAGCCTCAATTTTATGTTTGAGACCGTTTAATTTATTTAACTTCTTGTTAAATGATTCTTGATCTACAGTTTTTTCTTTAAGTTCTTTTATTTTATCTTTAACTATATCACATTTTTCTATAAGTGTTTTAATGGCACCGTCAGTATCTTCAATTCTAGTTTTCTTTTCAGCAATCAATTTATCATTATTTGACTGTATCTCTTTCATATGATCTTTAAGCATTTCAATCTTACTAGAAAGTATTTTCTTTTCAGAGCTAAGATTGTTTATAAGCTCATTGTTTTCTAGAATTTTATCTTTTAAGATTGAATTCATCGTAGTAAAGATCTGAAGGTCAAGCAGGTCTTCAATAATCTCTCGACGTTGAAACGCAGTCAGCTGCATGAAAGGTTGGAAGGTTGCTGAACCAAGAACAACAACCTGTGAGAAAGATTTATGATTGACTTTTAGAATCTGTTTCTCAAGAATAGTTTGATAGTCTTTCATAACGGCTGACTGATTCATCAGCTTATCATCTTGATAAACTTCAAAGATATTCGGCTTCATGCCACGAATGATCTTATACTTATTTTTACCGATATCAAACTCAACCTCAACTACAAGGTTTTTGTTATTGATCGTATTCATAAGCTGTGGCTTGTTGATTTTTCTAAACGGTTTACCGAACAATGAGAATGAGAGAGCGTCTAGGATAGTAGACTTACCCGCCCCATTCTCGCCGACAATAAGTGTAGTTGAACCGTTGTTAAGGTCAATCTCTGTAAAGAAATTACCAGTCGATAGAAAATTCTTCCATCGAAGTTTTTTAAATAAAATCATTCTAAAGACATAGCCTCGTTATACAGCTCGATAACTTTGTTGGCCAGTTTTTCTTTATCAACTTGCTCGTTATCGTAACTGGAAATATAATTCTTAAAAATATCTAAAGTAGATTCAGCTTCATTAATAATCTGCTGCTCACTTTCTTCTAAGTCTAGATTTAAGTGATCTTCAACTATTTGCAGTTGGACTGGATTCTCACTTTCGATATTCTCAATAAACTTGTCAAACCAATATAGATTATTTTTGCATGTGACAATAACTTTGACCATACACTCTTTAAATTCAGAATAATCAATTTTTGCTTGAAGGAAGCTATCATCTGAATCATTATACCAAACCTTCTTAAACATATCATAAGGGTTCTTAATAAAAGTCAATTCCCTAGTTTCTGTATCAAATACATGAAACCCTCTAGGGTCGTCATAATCACTCCAAGTAAACTGAGCGTGTGAGCCAAGGTAATAGATATGCCCGTCACCGGAACGGTGGTGGAAGTGCCCAGACATTACCATATCAAACTTATCAAACGCAGATCGATCATCTCCATGTGAGACTACAGAACCTTTAAACATTTCAAAACCTTGAATTTCAAGATGACCCATAGCGATCTGGGCATTAGTATTCCGAATTTCATTGGTCACCTGCTCTCTGTTTTGAAAACATATCCAAGGTATGAATAGAATAGGAAGCCCATCAAAAGTTATAGTCTGGGCTTCATTTTCATAACAATAAAATGTATTATACTTACCAAAGATAAGTTCTTTTACAGAATTAGTCTCGTTAGTGTTTTTAAAATACGTATCGTGATTCCCAATAATCAAATGGAAGTCAATATCGCGATTAGCCAGAGGCTCAAGGAAATCTTCCCTCAGCCTCCGAGCAGTGTTGATGTTGATAAACTTTCGGCGATCAACAATGTCGCCAAGATGAATGACTGTTCTAATATCGTGTTCATCGAGGTAAGGGAAGAATGTGTTATCAAGGAATTTCTTAGAGTTGTCAAGGAATGCAACGTTGTCATTTCGAACGCCGAAAGTGGGTATCAGTTATAAGAGCTATTTTAGTCACACTGATTCTCCTTTCTTTTTTGAAATTGGACCATTGGCACCGATCCTAGATCTAGGATCAATACCGTTTAGATAATATCTATTATAAAGATGTTTACTCACACCTGTGCCTTCATACAATTCTCTCCAACCGTAATAATATTTACCATAGAATTCTATTTGTTTAACTACTGGGTTATCTTTACCGATCATAGGCGAAGGTAAATTCTGTATTGCCAATTCTCTTAATTTACCATCATCATTCCGCCACCTCTCTTTCATTTTTATAGAAGTTTTAGCCCTTCTTTCTTCATTATCTTTCCAAGTTTCAAATACGGCTTTTGAGACCGAATCCCTCCAAGTTTCTTTTTTAGAAGGGTGATTATTTTTCATATTAAAGATATGTTTTTTTCTTGCTAATTCGTATTGATAACTGGAATAATAATCTTTAGAAAAAGTTAATCTATGGAGCGCCCATAACATTTTTACTTCATCTTGTCTGTCTAAACACATTTTAGTTAATAAAAGATGACATATAAAATGTTCTCTAAAAGACAATTTCACTAGATTATAGTCTGAGTCGCATCCACCCATAGATCTAGGTACAATATGATGTTTCTCGTATTCGAATATTTCTTTTCTATTTTTAGCGTTTTCTATTATGTTAAAATACCATTTTGAGTATTTAGAATTATTAAACATATCGTTACGCACTCCTTAGTATTACGGGTTAATTAACGATATTTAGTTATAAGTGCTATCTTCATGTATCATTTGTTTCCTCTGAAAATTTCTCCACGCCTTTTATTATACCTGGTTTTTTAGTTGAAGTCAACTCATTTGTTTCCTCTGAAAATTTCTCCACGCCTTTTATTATACCTGGTTTTTTATTTGAAGTCAACTTATTTTCAAAGTTTTTTATAATATCTTCTGAAAACTCATTACTCTTGAGGTGTTGAACTTCACCAGAGTCCCCTGCTGAACCGAGAATAACACTGTTCTCAAAGTTCTTATGTTTGATGTAAGTTTGTTTCTTTTCTTTATGGATTCTTCTAAGGAAGGCGTTCCATGCTATTTGAGTGAAGTATGCGAACGGATTATTAGTTCTTTCAGGATTGAAATTATCTACGGCGGCAATACAATCCATAATACCGTCTGAAATCATTTCTTGCTTATAGGTGTATCCAGAGAAGTTGGGTTTCTTCGCAAGGTTGTTACAAATTAACAATATTGACTCGCCGATATACTTAGAGACTTGAGGTTTTTCTTCCCCTTGTTCTAACGCTTCTGCCAGCCCCTTTCTATGTTC